ATTGGCAATTCAATAGTTCCAATTCTTTCTTTGAATGGACTATTTCTTTTAACATTTCCAATAGTTGCATCTGCTTGAAGAGCATTTCCGTATGGAGGTCTATACCTGAAACAGGTCATTTTCAATGTATCCATAGATGAATTGAAATTTTCTGGATACCTTACATAATTTTGAGCACTACCGACCTGCGTAAGAAGTTCTTTGTCTGAATTGAAATCGAAGGCACCAGATCCTGCACTAAATTTTGATAATGTACCTAAAGGATTAGAAACAGCATTCCATAAACTGCCAAAATCGACGCCTGGAACGTTCGCTCCACCCAGTCCTGGGATCTGTGGTATAATACCAGAAGCCTGACCTTGAGCGGCTTGCAGAGGGTTAGTGGGATCGAATGTATTTGATCCCGTAGTTTTTGCCCATGAAGGAACTTGTGCATTGGAAGTTCTTGCAAATTTAGTTGTTCCTTTTTGTATTTTATTATGAAAATCTTCCTGTTGTTGTTTTGTGAGAGTTGTTAGTTCTTCTGAAGACCAAACACCATTTCTATATAATGGTTTAGCGTCTTTCAGTTTATTTCCGTTTGCATCGATGGGAAATACTCTGACTTGACCGATATTTTGTTGAGTACCTTTGCTACCAGGAACATTCACTAAGGTAGCTTCTACTCTATACACTCTGGTTGCACCTTCTACCACTTGAGTGATGTCTGGTTCAATTGGAATTGTTTTTGTTGACATTACTTACTCCAAGAGTATGCTCTATGTTTAGGGTACTTCATGCCACGTCTATCAATAAACTTTTCTGTGGGTAGAAGTGCGATATCACCCCAATCTTCACTCTTTGGAATTTTATATAAACTTCCTATACCAGAAAATAAGTATCTATGTATAGAATTTTTGGGTACAGTTACACCGCCTTTGCTATTTATGAGGCTTCTTGCAACTGCGTCTCTATAGTCTGGATTTATATAGTGTAGATTCGCTCCCAAAAATCCATCAGGATAGAATTCTATAACATACGAGAGTGGTTGTAAGTCCCAAAACTCATACTTGTCTGGGTATTTTGCTCCATATTGAAAGAAAACGAGATCTCCAACAGCAACACCACCAGTATCACTCTCACTAATATCTGGATTTTGCACAGTAGACAAAGCATTCTCCAAAGCAGAAATATACCAATCTCCACTACGTCTTTTTTTACCTGCTTGTTCTACAATACTTTGTGCAATCATACTCCTAGATCGTCTTCGGTCATTATTTTGAATTCATATTGTCGATCTGCACAATATTCTTCGGCAGCTTTCCACTTTGCTTGATTGATTACCCAGTTATGAACATCATGAGCCCAAGCTTTTGTTCTCTTTCTTGGGTTCTTTTCGGGCATCTTCAGTTGTCTTTTTGGTTTGACCTCAATTACAACTGATCGTCTTTTACCATTTCTGTCAGTATACTTAATAAAGAAGTCTGGAAAATATCTATGAATACGATTATCAATAGGTGACTTATATGGAATGATAATTTCTTCAGACTGCCATTGATGAACACTCTCATTCAAATCACAATATCGCATAAACTTTCTTTCCCAAAGAGACCTGTAAATGATGTTTGTTGGGTCTCCTTTGTACTTTTTGGGATATTCTGGTTTATATTTCCCCTTATAAGACATATACATAGTATATAAAACCATAAATTTATTTAGATGAGTCTTCTACAACAACTTCAAGGAGTTCTTGGACAGGCGGGAAAATCTAATGAAGGCACCTTTGCTGCCCAACTACAGTCACCAGCTACTTCAAATAACTACAAAGTATCTTTATTTCTTGCCAATACCCCTGGCAACAATACTGATACGGATTTAAGTTCTTGGTTAAGTAGTTCTGGGATCTTTAAGACATCAACTCCAGATAGATTTGATTTCTTATGTTCTGAAACATTTATTCCTGGAACGAATATGTCTCCATTTGAGACATTTGGTGATACGCAAGGAATGTATGAGTCATTTGCTGGTCCTAGAAGGGATATGGAAATTGCTTTTACATTTTATGTTTCTGCTGATTATCAAACTCTCCGATTGTTTGAAGAGTGGATTAACTTCATCAATCCCATTTATGCTCCCAATAAACTCACAAGTGGTAGCCCTGGTGGATATGAATCACATCTGGATGCGAATGTAGGATATAGATTCAGATATCCATCTTCTTATAAACGAGATATTGGTATCACAAAATTTGAAAGAGATTATAATGGAAATATTATCTACGCATTCAAGAATGCTTTCCCAACAAATATCGAAAGCGTTCCTCTTAATTATGATGTTGGTCAGTTATTAAAAGTGTCTGTCAATATGAGATATGACAGAAAAGTAATTATTCAATCGGGACCAGAAACTACTAATAACCAGCAACAGGGTCAATTAGTTGGAGAGTTCCAAAGTGGACCAAACACATTAACCCAACAATGGCTTGTAAACGGTCAAATTGTGACGACACAAAAAGTCCTTTGAATGGGTAATAAATACGTTTATGAACTGAAATAATAGTCATGCCTTTACCAAAAATTACAACATCACAATATGAGTTGGTGTTGCCTTCAACAGGCAAAAAAATTAAGTATAGACCTTTCTTAGTAAGAGAAGAAAAAATTCTTATCTTGGCTCTTGAAAGTGAGGATACGAATCAAATCACTACAGCTGTTAAACAAGTTCTCAAAGAATGTGTTATTGGCAGAGTAAAGATTGAAGAACTTCCCAGTTTTGATATCGAATACTTGTTTCTAAACATTCGTGGCAAATCTGTAGGTGAAACTGTTGATATTATTGTCACCTGTGGTGATGATGGTGAGACTCAAATCAATGTATCCCTTGCAATTGATAATATCAAAGTTCAAAAAGATCCAGAACACACAAGAGATCTTGAACTTGGCGAAGGATATACATTGAGAATGAAGTATCCAACCATGGGTCAATTCATTGATACTAACTTCAATGTTAGAAATGGTGATGAAAATGAGGTAGAAAAATCTTTTGATATTATCTGTTCTTGTATTGAACAGGTATATAACGAAGAAGATATGTGGTCTGCTTCTGAGTGTTCTAAGAAAGAACTTAGAGAATGGGTAGAGAGTTTGACATCGGAACAATTTAAAAAGATTGAACGATTCTTTGAGACTATGCCCAAACTTCGTCATGAAATCAAAGTGATGAACCCTAATACGAAGAAAGAGAATACGGTCGTTTTGGAGGGTTTGTCGAGTTTTTTCGCCTAATAATGTCTCATATTGATCTTGAGGCATACTATAGAATTAACTTCGCTTTGATACAGTTCCATAAATATTCTTTGACTGAAATTGAAAACATGGTTTCTTGGGAAAGAGACATTTACGTTGGTCTCCTAAGAGCACATATTGAAGAAGAGAATTTGAAACGCAAACAAGCAGAAGCATCTAGACGTAATGCGTAGTCCTATTAGACCAAACATAATGCCGAGTAGACCTGGGGTTCGTCCTGGGGCCTTCTTTAATAGAGGAGGAATGGGGCGTGGTGTTTCGGACTTCTTTGGTAGGACTGCAAGAGGTGTTGGTAGAACAGCTGTAAGAGCTGGAAAGTCTGCACTTATGAGTGCTGCACAAAATATTTCCCAGTCTCTAGAACCACAAGTAGAGTCTGATGGAATCAATGTAACTAAAGTTGAAAGAATTGTAGAGAACAAAGTTAACAGACTTGTTCCTAGAATCTCAGAAAGGGTAGAACAACAAGTCAATACATTTGATCCAAATCAAATGTTGGCTTCAATCTTTAGAAATGGGCTGGACGGACTTGTAAGATTCCAGCAGAATTTGCAGAGCATAATGCAGCCTCTGCAAAGAACATTTGACTTTATCTTCCAGTCAAGAGATATTATATTAAAACTAGTTAATCAACTTGCTACAGCATCTAAGAATTTAGGTAGCACTAAGTCTCCTGGAATGGGACTAAGGGGACTTAAAACTCTTGCTCTTGCGTTAACTGCTGCTTTTGCTGCAAAGATCACTTACGATCAAATACAGAAAGCTAATGCAGAAGGTCCACCACCACAGGGAGGAGAAATTAGTGGTACTCCACCTCCAATGGGTGGTGTTGAACAACAACAATCTCTGACTGGAGGATTATCTGGAGAAGATGTTGCTTCATTCAATGCAACAGTTCGTGAATTCTCTGCGATTCTTGAGGGAATCCGAGATTCAATGAATACGGGGAGTTCCAGTCAATCTAGTGGTTCCAATGAATCTGGCGGTGTAAAGATTCCACCACAACCACAATCTACATCAGAGGCTGCAAGTCCAGCTATGGGTGGACCATCGGGAGTCAAAATACCAGATGCTCCACCAGAAATTAAAGCCTTAATGGATTCAGTTTCCGCTGGAGAAGGTGATGTTAATGCTATTCAGGGTCAGAGAGATCATGGTCTGAACTTAGAGGAGATGACTATTGAAGAAGCCTTTAAGGCTGGTGAAGATATGAGAGGAAAGGGAGATACTACAACGGGTGCAGTTGGTGCATATCAGTTTCATCCAGACTATCACAGACAAACTGCAATTGATGCTGGACTTGATCTAAACAAAGATAAGTTTACCAGATCAAACCAGGATAGGATGATGAGAGCATACATGACAAAAGTATATGCTGCTCAAGGTGGAAAAGGTGGCGAAGCTGGAATGGTTGAGTCAATCAGAGCTGGTAATTTAATGACTGATGTAATTCCAAAACTATCAGTCGATATGGGATGGCCTTCTCTTCCTGGAGGAAGTCAACCAAATGTCCATACTGCAAATTTTGAGGCTACGTATAATGCCCGTTACCAACATTACAGTACTGCAGCAGGGTTGGTTCCATCTCCAGATGCCGCAAGTTTAAGATCGGATGCATCTAGACAAATTTCTCAACCTCCAGAACAATTCATTGCAGAGGAAGATGGTTCAATTACTGTCTTACCAATCAATGCGGGTGGTGAACAGAGTCAGGAGCCAACACATACAAATATTCCAGATGGAGAAGGTGCAACAGTTCCTTTTCTAATTCCCTTTGATCAAACAAATATCCATACTATGTACTCAAGAATTGTGTATAACATCGTTGACGTATAATGGCTAAACCAATCAACATAAGAGTAGCTCATAATAGTGTAAAGTCTACGGTTAGAGACACCGATAAGGCTGTATTGAAGTTTGCCAAGTTCATTCGCAAGAATGACATGAAACTGAGGAATTTTAAGTTCCCATCTAGGAACAGAATGAAATACCTCTCAACAATTGACTTGAGTGTTATTGGTAAAAATGAAAAAGGTGGATTTACATTAAGTTTACCTACTCCATTTGGCGTTGCAACAGATGCTATGTTGGGTCGTCTATTAAATCGTCTTTCTATCGCGACACTTCTTGGCACAGCAGGTGCATGGTTACCTGCTCTTGTTCCAGAATTAGTAAATTCGCAGGAAAGACAAACTGCACAAGCTCCTGGAACTAGAGAACAGAAATTACGAGATTTATATGAACAGAGAAAGAATCTTAAATGGTGGGATTGGGTAACAGGTGTTGCACAGGAAGTAGACGAACAGATTTATTTCTTAGAGACTGGACAAACTAAGTCTTACGGAGAAAACCTTACTCCAAGGACACCAGCAGATTTTGGTCCTGGTGAATGGACAGAAGGTAACATCAAACAATCTTTAGACATTGGTAAGTTTGCTTCTACTATTTCTTTGTTCGGAATTCTTGCTAGTCAAGGTGCTTTTGCTGGCGGAACACCAGTTACAAATAAACGAGAACCTTCTAATGCATCAAATGCAATTCCAGTGTCTATGACTATGGGTGGTCAGATAAACACTGCGAATCTTGGAGCAGGTGGGTTGCATCCATTCCCAGGTGGAAACAGGGTTACTTCTGAAGTTGGACAGAGATGGGGCAGGACACACTTTGGAACTGACATTGCAGAAACTGGACCATTTAGGTCAGATCCAAGAACTCCTATTCTAGCAATGTCTGATGGAGTAGTTCTTGAAGAAAGATTTAATGATGGTAAAGATGCATATCTGGCTGGTGTAATGATAAAACACCAGGATCTCAATGTTGATGCAAGATATTTACATATGAATCCATATGTTAAACCTGGAGATACCGTGAAGAGAGGTCAAATTATTGGATCCCTAGTTCCTATTCCACTGGGTACTGATCCAGCTGGAAATACTCATCTTCACTTAGAACTATATGAACCAGGAACTTCTAATTATTATAATGCCACTCAATCCGAAAAGTTTTTGTCTGGTTTGACACCTGTTCCATTTGCATCTATAAACGAAGCTCAGAACATTCAACCCAATATACCAGCAACTCCTGCAGGAGAACCACAATCGACAAGTGTACCAACTCAACCACCAGTACCACAAACTACTAAAGAATCTACACCACAAGAACAGGCTGTGGAATCCAAAAAGAAACTGGAAGAGTTGACAACACAGATTCAGGAGTTGAAAGATTCTAGAGATATAAACAGAGTTGATGAAAAGGTAAGAATACCAGAAGTTGGTACATACGTCTTTGGTAGATCTTGGTGGGGAGGACAAGAAGACAAATACTTCACTCCTAATGGCGAACAAATTAGTAAAGAGGAGTTTGAAGAAAGACTGTTAAAGTATGAAGAAAAGTTGAATGAACAATCTAAAGCAGAACCCGCATCTCCACAAACAACAACAGTTCCAGCACCTTCTTCTACTCCAGAACCACCTCAAGATCCAATTGTTACCAATCCCACAACAGTAGATCCAGTTAGACGTGAAGCACCTCCAGTTGCTACCTATCCATCATACAATAAGCCAGGGAGGGTAAATAATACTATCATAACAGCAAATCAATTGCCTCAAGGTCATAACTCTCCCAATGTAATGTCTAACGGTGGACCTGGAGGAATGACTGTCGTTCCAATGTCTGCAGACACCGCTGCAGTTGCTTCTGCAATCTTACTCACACAATTATCAGGATCATGAGCAGTCTTCAAAGTATTAGAATAAAGGAAGCATATCTGAGTTCAACATTTAATGAGAATGCTTTTAATATCACCAGATCTATCGAAAGCATTGATTATTACGAAGATCTATTGAATCCTACATTGACATGTTATGTTAAATGTATAGATACCGATAATCTATATCAAACTCTACCCATTAGAGGATATGAGAGATTGGATTTAGTTATTGATACTTCTCTTGGGGAATTGAAGTTCAATAGCACTATTCCACTATATGTAACGAGTGTTCAGGATTTAATTACGAAAGAGGGATCTGAAAGTTTTACCCTAGTATGTTCTACAAAGTCTGCTTTAGATAACGAAGCTATTAGATGTCAAACTAGATTTAAGAAGTCTCCAATATCTACACATGTAGAATATATCCTCAAAGATCTCATGAAGATATCTGACCAGAGAATCTTTGTAGAGAGAACTTCAAATTCCTATGAGTTTATTGGTAATCAGAAGAAACCATTTCATACTTGCACATGGTTGGCGCCGAAGTCCGTGCCATTTTCCAACAATGCTAAACCAAGTGGAAACAAGGGTAAGGGAAAGAACTCTGAAGCTGTTGGAACATCTGGATTTTTCTTTTATGAAAACCAAGATGGATTCCATTTCAAATCTATTGATGCTTTGTGTAGTAACACGAAAAGTATTACCTCATCAGATAATAAAGATATTCCCACTTACAGAAAAACCGATATTGTAGAGAGAGGAGATTCTACATTCAAAGTTATTCATTCATATCTCGATAAAAATACCGACGTAACTAAAAATTTAAGGGTAGGTTTGTACTCAAACTTAACGTATTTTTATAATCCTCTTTCTTGGGAATTTGATGCAGTAACTTATAAAATTAAAGATCAAATTGGTGCATCTTTGGGTAAAACCATTGGATTGCCTGGGGGAGATATTACTGAAAAAGCAACTAGAATTCTAGTTAGAGTAGGTGATCAAGGTATGGTGACTGATAAACTGGGTGAAGATAGTGGAAGAGATAACACTGATATGGCAAAATCTTTCTCTAGATATAACATGCTGTTCACACAGTCACTAAATATTGTAGTACCATGCAACGTTAACTTAAAAGTTGGAGAACTAATTAAAGTGATCTTTCCAACAGTCGGACCAGGATCTAGTCCTGATGAGAAACCTGTTGACAAGGAATCGAGTGGCAACTACCTAATTCGTAGTTTAAGACATCATTTTGATGTTGCAGGTGGTCAAAACGTAACATCGTTGAATTTGGTCCGAGATTCATATAGAATATAATTATTCCACACGGTAAACAAGCTATGGAAAACATCGAAGCACACATTGCACAAGATAAGGAGATTTTGGAGAATCCAACAACATCTCCACAACAACGTCGTCATATCGAACACCAACTAGAACAGTTGGAACGTTATGTCGAAAGTCATAAGAAAGAAATCGAAGCAGGTGATCATCATGATCCCACCGATTTGGAATTGTACTGTGAAGATTATCCAGAATCTGACGAGTGTAGAATTTACGAAGACTAATAAATGATCGACCATTCTTTATTAAAAACCCAGTATACTGGTAGAGACGGTTTCATCTGGTGGATTGGCAAAGTTGCCCCACCAGCTGTTTGGCGTGATGAATCAACCGATATTCAAGAAGGATGGTCGTATCGTTGTAAAGTAAGAATCATTGGGTCTCACCCTTTTGATGGTGCTACTCTCGCAGATGAAGACCTGCCTTGGGCACATGTCATGGCAAGTCCCACCTCAGGTGCTGGACAAGGCGGTCTTGGTGAGAGTAGTTCTATGGTTGGTGGTGAAACCGTATTTGGATTTTTCCTGGACGGTGAAGAAGGGCAACAACCTGTGGTTTTTGGTGCCCTTCAGAGAAATCTACACTCAGTAGAGAACACAATTACCAAAGAAGCGATTGAACGAGAAAAGTCTGCTGGATTTGATACTTTCTCTGCATATAACCAAGGTATCCCTCTTGGACCAACAACTCTACCAGTCTCAGGAGACTCTACAGTAGCGACTCCAGCGGATAATGGTAGAACTGCCAAGAAAGGAGCTGCAGTAGGTGGTCAGGGGGATAAGGAAGGTGTTAGAAGAGACGTACAGTCTGCTAGTCAATACTTTGGAAATGCATCTCTAGGTCCACATAGTGGATCTAATGCCTGTGAGAACGATGCAATTTCAAAAATTACTCATGCAGTAGGAAGTTTCCTCAAGACTATTAATTCGTTACAACAATTTGGACAGGTTTACATCAATGCTGCACAAAATTTTGTAGCAGATGTCCGAAGAATTATCGGTAAGGCATCCAGACTCATCGTTGGTGCGATGAAGATGATCCTGAATACCATGCGTGATAAGATATTCAAATTCTTAGGTAAAAGATTTAGAGATTTTGTTGGTCTAGTTGTACCAGAACCACAAAAATCTCCTGTCGCAATGGCTCTTAAGAGAATCATGGATATTCTCTTCTGTATTTTGGAAAAACTGGGAGTAAATATATTTGATTATATCAGTGGTTTTCTCAAAGAATTGGTCAATAAGACAATTGGTGCATCTGTTTGTGGTGTAGAACAAGCAGTAGCAACAATGATTGCAAAATTAACTGATGCAATCGATGATGCACTAAAACCAATCATGGATGGATTGGATTGGTTGACTAATGCTCTAGGTGGTATTGGAAATCTACTTGGTAAGGTGGGTGGATATATCAATATGATCATGAGTTTCCTTTCTTGTGATAATTTGCAGTGTAAGGATTATGATGATTGGTCACAAGGTTGGGGTCTATCCACAAAAGCTGCTGGTAAGATTTCTAGTGTTTTAGATAATGTCCAAATTATCAAGACAAACAACCTAGACATTAGCGTTAATGATCTAGATGCAGCTGCAGGTGATGGAAAACTTTCATTCCTCAGTTTGTTGGGTGGAAATGTATCACAATTTTTTGATTGTAATGATAAGACAGCTAATCCTACAAGTCAGGATGATATTCCAGATACTATTCCTCCTGGAAGCACATTCATTTACTGTTTGCCTCCAAAAGTAAAAATCATTGGTCAATGTGACAGGAGTGCAAAAGCTATACCAGTTATTTCTAGTGTCGATGGAAGTATTCTATCCATTGAGTTGACGAGAAGAGGCAGAGGATATAAATTCCCACCAAAAATTTGTATTATTGATAAAACTAGATTTGGTGGTGGAGCTATTGCAGAAGCAAAGATTGATAATAAGGGTAGAGTAACAAGAATTTTCTTACTCGAAGAGGGATCTGGATATTGCCCAGATTCTCGTGGAATAACTCCAATCAATCCACCACAAGACGATCCAGATGCAGATCCAAAATCCTTGGATCCAAATAATTTGCAATTCCCAAATCCTTTCATAAATGATTGTGATAAAGTTGCTAGACTAAGAGAGAAGAAATATAAAGGTGGACCTAGAATTGAACTGGAGAGAGATTTTATTTGGGTAGATCAAAAGACAGGAAGAGAGTTATATTGTCCTAATTTTGATCCACAAGTACCAACAGAGCCTGGTCCCCGACCAGATCCTGATGATCCTGAGGGTCCAGAACTCCCAGACATTACTCCTTTCGTTCCTGTCAGGGATCAGGAAGCTCCATATGTTATTTTCACCAGTCCAGCAGATAATACAAGTGGAATTGTTACCTCTGCCAATATCTCGATTACCTTTAGTGAAGAGATTGTAAGAGGAACTGGAAAAATTAAAATTTCTGAGTTGAAAACTAACGACTTATTTGAAGAGATTGACGTTGAAAATAAAGAACAAGTAGAATTTCTTGGCGGAGATACTATAAGAATCAATCCAAAGAACGACTTAAAATCTGGAACGGAATACTTCGTTAATATGACAAGAGGAACTGTTGCTGACGGTGTTGGTAATAAATTTGCAGGTATTGCGGGAACAGAAACATATAACTTCTCTACCAGAGAAGCTGCAAGTCCAACAGATCCTCCAGTTGGTATCATTACTGGATTTGAACCAATCAATCCTGGAATTGGATACACTTCTGGTGATGATGCAACGGTAGGAATCTGCACATTCAGATTAATTCTATCTCCCGCTGGATCAATTATTGGACTTGAAGCAAAAAACTGCGATCACTTGTTTGATAGGGTTCCAGATGTTGAACTAAATACAACTACTGGTACTGGTGGAAGAGTAAGACCTGTCTTAGCATTCAAACCAAATCGTACCAAAGATACGGGAGAGGGAGACAATATCAGTCAATCTCTCGTTATTAGAGTTATCGACTGTATTTGATGAGTACGCAAAAGCCTACAACTAAAGAATATTTTAGAAACTATCCTGGATTCAGAATTGAATCTGGGAATAGGATTACTGAAGGAGAATTAAAGGGGAAGACTGTCGATGTGTCTATCCACACTGATGAAGCTCAGGGATTTGCATATTATAAAGACGGATATTATAAATCTGTAACTAATGGAACTTCCTATGAGATTTGTGGATACAGATCAACAACAGAAGATGACTATGCTAAGATTTTAGCGGCTGGATCTGGTCATATCTTAATTGATGCTCAGGACGGTGATGTTATCATAAAAGGGAGAAACATTCGCCTATCCGCAGAAGATGGTTCTGGGGAGATTACTTTAGTTTCTGGAAAACACGTCTACATCAAGGGTGCCGTTTGTCACATCAAAGGCACAAATATAAACATTCTAGGTTCTAATAACCTATCGATGGCTGCAACCTTCGTTGAAGAAACTGGATCTGTTTCTAATGAAGGTGGAACAATGACGGATATCTTCCAAGGTAGTTTCTTGGGAAGTATATTCAAATTCTTAGATAAATTTAAGGACTTCCTCTGATGGCAATTACTGGTTCTATCGGAATGTTCGGTGATAAGGTTATCATCGGAGCATTAGACGTTTCTTTTCTAGATGCATCTTCTAGACTTTTTCCTGGAACATTAGTTGCTAATGGTCCAGTATATTTTGGGTTGAATGGATCTGTTGGAGCTCCAAGAGCTACAGTAATGATTGGACCACCAATTGGTCTTGGTGTCCCTGCTTCTTTGGAAGTAGTTGGTATTACGAATATATATGGCGTTCATAATGTTTTTGCAATTAGTACCTTTACTGGTCTAACAACCAAACTTGGAACTACAATTAAGAATGCATTGAGTCTAAAGAATGGTGTTGATATTAAAAATGCATTAGATTGTGGCAACTCTGTAAAAGTTACTAATGGAGTAGATAACGTCAATGGTGTATTGAATGTTGCTGGTGTTATCAATTGTGCTTGGTTGGACGGTAAGATTGCTGCTGCAATGGCATCTCCTGGTAAGGGATTTGATATGCATCACCCAACCAAAAAAGGTTGGAGACTTGCTCATACTTGCATAGAAGGTCCAGAAAATGCTGTGTATCTTAGAGGTACACTTGAAGGCAAAAATGTGATAGAATTGCCAGATTACTGGAGAGGATTAGTAAGATCTGAATCTGTTACAGTTCAACTGACACCCAAAGGATGTCATCAAGATTTATATTATGACATTATTTCTTGGGGGACAGCAATTCAAGTAACTAATGCCTCTGGTGGTCCTGTAAATTGCAGTTATGTAGTGTTCGGTGAAAGAAAAGATCTCGAAAAACTACATGTCGAGTATGAAGGGAAGATTGAAGATTATCCAGGCGATAATTCACAGAGATCTATTGTTGGATATAACTATGATTATAGGGAGGGTGTTAACTGATGGCTAAGAAGACTAAAAATGCCAATCCTAAACAAATCGTAAGAGATTTGAGGGATAATAGAGAGCAACAAAAGACCCAAAGAGAGGCAATGGTTGAACAGATCACCATTGCTGATGCAAAGATTGATCAATATGATGAGATGATCAATACTCTTGACGATAAATTTCCTCCACTAATTAATGAAATTAATGATAGTATTGATGCAGTCAAAAAAGCATATGATGACAGGATTGACGCTGGTTGTTTGAGTCCATTGATTTGGCAATTACAAGAAACAAAAACCGTCAGTTCAAAGGCATATGCTTGGTCAATGGATGATGATGAATTTCAAACTTGGAAAGTTGTAAAAGATCCAAGTCAAAGACGACAACTAAACTATTACGGAGTCAAATACTATAGATATCCAAAGAATAGAGAGTATGGATCCAATGTAATTGATGAAATTAATGATGCAAGTATTGATCAAATGACTAGTGTCCTAGTTCTATTTGATAGTAACTCTGCTGACTATGTTGGAACAGCAGAATTTGGAGATGGAAAATCTATTGTCAGTATAGGAGATTTTATTACTGACGATTTGGATGATCCATATGTTTTCTCGACAGGTAATTTACCAAAAGTAGTTGGTTTGGGAACAACTTCATACCCAGCAGTTAGACAAAATGTATCTGGATTCACCACTGCAGCAACAAATATAATTTACGGCGATACAAAGACTGGAGATTTATCTACTTACAAGCCAGGTGATGTCATTTTTTCAGATTTTTTCCCAGCAGGAACTGTTATTGAAAGCCTTGGCACATCCACAGCGGAGATATATTTTGGTGGCAACTATACTACTCCAACAGAAGTTCCATATGCCGTAGTTAGTAACGTTTCTCTTGGTACTACAGAGAACAATGTTTTTAGTATCGGAGTTCTTGAAACATATAATGCCTTATACCTGGACACAGCTACTTCGGTTGGTGCAGCTAATAGTTCTTTCCTTATTGTACGGGGTCCAGATAATACAGATCTTCAATTTGAATCTACTAAAAATCCCATCGATCCAGTAGAGATTGGAATCGTTAAGGGCAAAAAGACTGGTAAAGGACATAAAGTCGAACTAATTAATAATGGAGACCCAGATAAAGTTGCAGAATGGCGTGAAGTTCAGCAAGAACCTGAACCTGCTGTTGGTGCTGGATTTGCAGAGTATTGGGTTGGTGCTCAATCTTGGCCTACTTTTGAAGAATCTGAAAGAAGTCCTGTTGGAGGATCATCAACTGCATATACTTATAGTTATGGAACACCACAATATGTACCAGAAGGGTTTACAGTTCAGACAGCCATTGGTACTACCATTCCACAGGGAATTAGAGGCTCAACATCCATAAGTCCTACTAACCCAAGTCTTAATGGTTGCAGTAATCTTACTAGTACAATTAGTGATAAAGAATCGGAAATGAGTAATACAATTTCTGAAAATACACCCAAAATCAACTATTATCTGAAAGGCACTAAGGCTGTTAGAGAACTGAGGGGTGAAGAAGAAACTACTGCATGGGGAATGTTGCAGGGTATTGCTTTTATCGATGATAAGAGACAAAAACAGAAAGAACATGCAGATGCTATTGATGATTTTGATTGGGGAGAATTTGGATTTGATATGGAGACTGGTGATTGATGGCTATAATTTTAGCACCACATAACATTACTGAAAACATTGAACATCAAATGATTTATCAAACGCCTTTATTCCAGGCTAAGTTTGATGACATTGATAATCGTGAGTTGGAAGATGAGATTTACCTAGAAAAGAAAAACTGTTCTGGCATTTCAGGTTCAAACCCTGATGGGTGGCACAGTAAGGTATATTCTGGTGAAGAACATTTCAAAGTCGTTACGGAAGGTATTAGGAAAACTATTCCACATCTACCTTTTCAGCCCAAATTGGAACTGAAACATATTTCTATGTGGGCTAATGTTAATGGACCAGGATCATATCATATTACGCATACTCACCCAGGATATCATCTATCTGGAGTCTATTATGTAAAAGTTCCAGATGGTGATTGTGGAAGACTTATCTTTGATGATCCTAGAGAAGCAATATCTTTTGGAGATGTTTGGTTGAATGATAGTTATACTGGAAACAGAGTTGAAAGATATCCTGAGGAAGGAACAATGTTTTTGTTTCCTGCTAGTCTAAAACACTTCGTAGATACTAATAGAACAGACAGTGATAGGATCTCAATCTCCTTCAATCTCCTATTCTAAATAAAATTACCTTGCACTTTCATTATGAAACCTCCATCTCCAGATGAACTGAAACACCTCCAGTTGCAAGCAATGCTTAGGGAAAATTCCTTTCCAGATAATGAGTTAATGTATCTTGGAGAAAGAGAAGGGGAACATTGGTATCTCATTGCTGGAATGCATGAAGTGCCAGTTTCTGATATTGTAGATGTAAACCAAGAAACATGATACACATTGATTGTTCTAGAGAACCTCTAGATTTTTCGCAATATGATCTAGCACAAGATGAGATCTTTGTGATTGATAATCTATTCCCATGGTGGTTTGTTCACCACATGGATAAACTAATCCTGCATGGATTTGGGTGGCAGTATGGTCTTTGTAGTGGACGCAAGGTCAAAGAAGATGGTACTCCAGATTGGGATTAT